TTCGTAGTTCCATTCCATAGGTATGAACAAAGAATATAATCCTGAGCTAGTCTGTCCATTGCGGTTTCTCTTTGTAACGTCTGAAGCATAGTATAATTTTTTAAAGTTTTCACCTCCTTTGTCTAAAGCGTTACTTGTAGAACCCATTAAACATTTACCTACAATTTTACTACCTAATCTCAACGTCGTCTTCGTGACTCGCCAGTTGTTGAGGATGTTGTCCGGCCGCTCCCATTTACCTGATTCGTCGTGTACGAGGAGTTTGAGTTTCTCACCATCGTACGAGTTGTCTCCTGTATTCTTCCAGTCGATTGTGGTGTCGAGACCGTCGATCTCCTGTGGTGCTTCACCTTGATCAAGTTTTTTTCTGGTAAGCTTCGACGCTGGTACTCTGTAGGCGAGCTCTGTTTTTGGGCGGTCCATACCGTCTTGTATCGGTTTGAAAAAGAACGGGTAGTTGATGGATATTGGAACAACTTTATCTGTGAACATCTTCTTAGCGTCAGCCCCAGATTTGGACAGTATTCCAAACCGTGAATCTGACGATATTGTAGCCATGTTAACAGTTTCTCCCGATGCCATGAATGAAAAGCCAGAGCGTCTGTTCTTGAGATAGCACATTCCATAACAACGCTGGTCGGCTTTGCAAGCTTCCCAGAATATAAAGAAAAGCCTATTTGACTCTCTGTAATCGGCTGCGCCAACATCAATTTTACTCCACTGCAAGTACATGTAATGAGTGCCAGTGATATAAGTAGTAGCGCCCTTGTTGTAGAACCAGAAACCTTCATCACGTCTTTTAAACTCTGTATCAATGTAATCATACCATTGCTCTTTAAAGTTAGATGGGTAACGCTCCCAGTCAAATACACTTTTTATTTTAGATAAAGCTTTGGGGTATTCTTTTTTAACCCACATTTGCTCTTCTACTTTTTCAGAAGAACTATAAACTTCTTTTGGCGCTAATGGTAATGCTATTCTTAGGTTTTGTATCTCAATAATATCACCTACGGTACCATCTCTACTTATAACTATAATGTCGTTTTCAACATCATAACCATACTCCCATTTTTTATACCTATTATTTTTTTTAATAATACTAGGCTTTATATGGTCTTTTATTACTTTAACCAAAGACTGTTCGTGCATTATCTTGACCTACCTTCAGCAAAACCTTTAAAACTATTTTCTTTAGTTTCTGCAGGTTTATCTTCAAGCATATTTTTTTCTTCGTCTATTCTAGAAAGTATTTCAAAAGCATCGAATATAGCTAGCTTTTTAGTTGCAGCTGCGTTCTTAAGTCTATCTGCAGAAACATCATCTTCAGTATTAGTGATAATCTTTTCCTCAGCCACCTTAATAAGCTCTTTAACTGCTTTCTGCCCAGCTCGGATTATATTCCTTCTCGTTTCCTTTGAACTCATATTTAACTAAAATATCATTTGATTGCATACAGTATAATCTTTGTTTGTCTAAAACAAACTCAAACTCTCTATTAGATTTAAAACCAACTAAATCACCTTCATTAATACCTAGTGACGTTAAAGTTTTATTTCCTATTTTTACTATACCTTTATTTTTTTGTTCTGGCTCTTGAGACCATTCATCGTTATTCACGATCGGCATAATAAAACAACGCTCGCCTACTGGTAACCATTTAATTATACGTTTGTAAAGATATATTTGATCATATTGGCACAAGTATTTATTATCACCAAATGTCTTGCTACTATCTACTTCTTTACCTTTATGGTTGTAATATCTTCTAAATACATTATGGTGTATAATAACTTCATCACCTTCTTGTATTGGTGTTGCAAAAGCGGTAGGTACTGTAAGTACTGTTGCTTTTCTATTTACCAACTTAAAGTTTTCTATACTAGAATTAACTATAAGCTTATCACCATTTATATCAACTTCATTGCTATACCTATTTCCTTCTGGTGTAACTATAAAATCAAAAACGCTTTTCATTAATATTCTAAATCATATTCAACAGATATAGCCATGTTAGAATTAAACTTCTTCCATGGCAATACCTCGTTGTTTTTCTTTATGAATATGTTATAAGAAGCGTCAAGTTCTTCAAACATTATATGAGAGATCTCATGCCCACCATATACCTGCTGACCTGTAGCGTAATGCATAGCTTCGTTCTTGTAATCAGAACCTATACTGATTTTTCTTATAACAGCACTCATTACTCCTCAGTTACAACGGTCATACCGTCAATCTCTTCTTCTTTTTGTACTGAAGTATAAGTACCATCTTTTAAATCAATATTAATAGAACCATACTTTTCTTCCAGTTCTTTTTTAGTTTCTTCAACGCCTACGTTAACTTCAGCAATTTTATGAAGTAAAGCGTGCTTATTTGCTTCTAGTTGTCCGATTTGATTTAACAGTTGGGTTAACTCTCCTTGTTGTTCTTGAATAGTTTTAAGCTCTTCAGCTGTAATTGAATTTGCCATTTAATTGAATTTAAATTATTTACTTATTTATTATCACTCGATTTCTTTGTTTTTTCCCAAGTTCTACCTACAAAATAAGCGCCGTATACTGTTATTAATAGTGATTGAAAAATTGGGATGTAATCTTCTGCTACTACAAATCCACCTACGTTACCATCAGCAAAAGCTAGAATAGTAAATATAGATGTAAGATACACAAGTACAAGTGGCCGAATGTTTTTAGATAAAAATGAATCTGATTGCATATCCATTTTCCATCTTTCAGTAACTTGCGCTTGTGCGTCTTGATCTGCTTTTTCTAATAACTCTTGAATCTTTTGCTTAGCAGCTAATCTTTCTTCGTCTGTAGTTGTAAGTTTATCTATTACATTACCTACGTCTTTAATTATACCGCCTGATAAAAGACTTAAAAGTTTTTTCATTTAGCCTTGATTGAAAGGATTATATGATCTATCAAACTCAGGTCTAGCGTCTCCAAGCTGTGCATTTCGTATATTTTGAGAAATATATCCCCTGGCTCTAACAGGATCACTTTTAGAAAGTGATTTTAATTGTTGCGTAGTTAGTTTATCCTTTCTCATTGTACCTAACAAAGCGTTTCTAACAGTCTGGTCTGGGTTAGCGTACCCAGTATACGTTCCTTTACCAGCATCTATGCCCTCTAAAGTCTGCACAGCTTTATCAACTATATCTTGACTTTTAAAGAATCTCCTAGACGGAGCTTCTTCGTCATATTGACCTTTTCCCATGCCTTCACTAGTAAGGTCATAAGGCCGAGAATCATCAGTAAAACCTTCAGGTGCACCTGGATCTATAAATGGTTGTGGTGCTCGAGAAGTTCCTGATCTTTCGTCCATTTGTTTAGCTGGTGATCCAGCTCTCTTGTCAATAGGCATGAATCCTGATGGTTTACCTTTTTTATCGTACATCTTAATACAAGATGATTTCTTCATAGGGGATTTTTTATACGGCATTTTAATTATTTTTTTAGTTTATCTTTTAAATTTACTTTGTATCTAGTAAGATGTATGGTTTTATTTAAATCACCACTAAACTTACAGATTAAATTATTTTTGTCTTTTAATTTATATTTTACTTTTACAAGGTAACCATTAGCTGGATTGAACAAGCGTGTTACAAATGTTTTTTTGTTTCTTTTAATTATCTCTTCATGTATTGTATTATCAGTACTTGGGCTGTAGTTGACAACTGCCGATACACCATAACTACCAGTGTAGATCATTGTGATGTATTTAGAAGTTTTACTTTGCCACCAGCCACTAAAATCGTCTTGGCTATACGTTGATACTGAAATTAAAATAAATGATAGTACTAAAAATAAATTTTTCATAATATTAGATTAGATTGTTATACTAATATTATTACTTATTTTTTACGTTTTATAGGTGTTTCTACTACATATTTAGCACCTGGAAAATTATAATCGTAACCAGGATGCATAACCTTAGTGTAGCCTCTATCGTCTGTGCCTAACACTTTAAAGTCAACTCCTTTCATTGTTATCTTGCCACCTAGTATCTTATTAGTTGACTTGTTAACGTCAGGGCTGTTTCTTAAATATCCTTTCTTAGATGGCTTCATTTTGATTTGCTGTAAGCTTCTTTTTCCCAAGGTAAATTTTTAGCACCTTCTTTAATACTAGATCGTTACTTTACCTTTCCAGTAAACGTTTTTATCATCATAATCTAAATCACCTCGCTTCATTTGATCTATGTGGATCATCTCGTGATTAACAACCTCTTGTAATTTAGCTGGTGAAACGTTTTTATTTATAATAATAGTGCCGTTGTTGTTTGCTTTACCTAACACTCCATCTTCCATATCAACATGATACACAGGAGTATTATCTATTGAGAACGGTGGTGCTAGTTTAAAAGACATATTATTTGTAGCAATGTGCTTTAGCAGGTGAGCCATGATGCTTCTTATCATACTTCATGTCACCAGCTAGTTTAGAGATATGCTTCTCATCATCAGTCATTTGCTTGTCGCTACCACCATGCTTAGCATCGTAATTAACATCACGCTTTAAATAATCAATATGTGCAGCGTCATCTCTTACAGTTGAGCCATAGTTACTTTTAGTAACTGGAGTTTGTGAATGTCTTGCATTGCCGGTGTATTGGCCATAGTGTCCTTTTCCCATAATTACCATTTTACTTTGTCAGCCCAGTATGCGGCAGACATTTTACCTTTTTTAATATTCTTTGCGTGACGTGCTTTGAAACTTTTACGTCGTGCTTTTTGCTTTGCTGATTCACCAGACTTAGGTTTACCAGCGGTGGTTACACCTTGTTGCCCAAAACGTATAATCTTTTCTTTGCCGTTTTCGCAAGCTTTAACAACGTGAGACTTAGTTTTATGACTAGGAGTTTTCCTAGGCTTATTACACTTAAGTGTCTTTTTATCTACAGCCATTAAACTCTACCTTGAGCTTTTTTAGTTATAGGTCCAGCTGTATAGTCGCAAGGATATTTTTTAACTTGCATACCTGTAATACCAGAACTACTACCTTTACCCATTGGAAAACCGGTAGTGTCTAGTGGTCCGTCCCAAACATGAGACTCTCCTACTTGTCCTTCAAGCGTTGGCTTACCAAGTAATTTATTTATTTTATGATCCATAATTATTTATTTTAATTGTTTATATAGACCTGGGTTTTCAGAGTGACCACCTGGTCCAAATGCTTCTTCTTGAGATTCAGTCATGTAAGCAACACCTACAGATTTTTGCATCATAGCTGGAGTACCAAAAGCACCAGCAGCCATACCTTGAGTTTGTTGGTTAAACAC